CCATAGGAATCATAGCCGTACATCTAGTGCAAAGCTGATAAGTTCTTCCTGTATAAGGACATGAACCTGCTGCTACAAGTATATGCTCTTTAAATCTACATATAATAGATTTAATTAGATTCTTCATAGCCATACGCCTTTTTCTGCTTCTCGTCTCCATAATAAGTAAGACTTAATATAAACAATTCCATATGCAATTGCTGCAAATATAAAGCCGTATTGCTTGGTTGTTACAGCGTATACAATCCATAAACATTCATTTAGTAATAATACCAACCATCCCCATATTGTCTTTCGACCAACAAAAAATATGCCTGTAACGCCAATTGCTGCTAATATGTAAGACCACATCATTTAGTGTCCGCCTCTTCCCTAGCCCATTGATCTTCCCATAACCCCATCAATGATTCATTACCAATATCGTCAAAATAGTATCTACCCTTAGACTTATTATATGTCCATCCATACCATCTATCGCCTTCAGCCCAAGTTAGATTGGTTGGGCCTTCTTCTTTATATTCTGATAATCTACGTAGTAATTCATCATTCTCATAAACAACCGCCTCAATTGCCTCTCTAAGACGTTTAGGACGCATAAGGTATTTTTCTACAAAATTAAATAACATGATATCTCCTAGTATGGTCCATAATAGTTAAAATGAAGGTATGAGTATACCTTATCTGTATTACCTGATTGTATCAGTTCCATAGGTATCCCGTCAAGAGCTGTGTTATGTCCATACAGCCATTTAAGCGCATTGCCTACATTATCTCCTACAATACCAAATAGCATGTCTACGATATCATCTGTTTTATTCATTTTAACTCCTTCTCAATAGCCTGAATAGTAGGGCAGGGATACATTTGACTAGCCCAACTCCCAGAACATTCTTGACATTGCTCTGCCCATAATTCATTTTCTTCTCCGTCATATCCGCCTGTAAATGCCATAACTGGCTTATGCAATTCTACTACTGCACGAAGGGCAGGGTAGAGTCTCCAATTTATAGTTTCATCTCCGCTTATTTCAATAATGCGTATGACCAATTCATCGTGGGTCATTCTATGCTTCCAATACAATGTTTAATTATCTCAAACCAAGTCCTGGCACCTGGATATTGCTTATTTGAAGTAGCACCACGATTAGCATGTTTGTACCAAGTAATTATCATGCCTGTAGGTTTATATAAGAAATTTGGTGGGCATCCGTGTGCATGAGGGTGTTCTGGATCTTCTTCCCAAGTGGCGTCACACCAACAATATGAACGCATTTCAAATACATCATTGATGTAATCTTCTGCACCAGAATTTGAAGTTAGCAATCCATCCCAGCCATATGTTCCATGCTGCTTGCCACGCAATTCAGCAATTACTTCTGCTATCATATTAAGTCCATCAGTAGCCCAATAAGACTCATACGATTGAATTGGAGTATTGCTTAGCAGCATCTGTCCTAGCTCCAATTTGCACACCATACCTTATAGTCAGACATAGTCTGGTGATTATCCCAGTATTCTATGTTTTCTTTGTCCATCCCGCATTTATTGCAAATCATCTGTTAGTCTTTCTAATAGTTCCGCATCTTCTTGCTTGATGACCTGAATGATCTTTTCTAGATCAAACTCACGGTCAAAATCTGCTGAATTCATCTCTTCTTTCGCCTCACTTTTTTGCACTAATTGCAATCAATTCGTTCATAGTTTCATAATATTCTAAATACTTAATGGCATTCATTAATATGTCCTTATCTTCTTTTAGGAGCCCTATACCCCTGTTGCAAGGTCCGCATAGGAATCCTCTGACACAATTACCGCAGGTCTTTCTTGTTCTTCCCTTGGCATTCTCAGCTGGTGGACAGCATGAGTGGTCGTGATCAACCACAAACTTATCAGCAATATAAGTGTCGCACACAACACATTTAAAGTCTTGCTCAGTTAGCTTTAATTTAATATCGTCTGGAGTTAAATGAAAAACCTTTTTAAAGTAGTATGCCAATGATTTATTGTCTGATAGTTTATCTATGTATGTCATATTGTCTTTCTATAAACCTAAAGCTAGAGGATTATCCTCTAGCTTTGTGTTCTAAACTTAAAGTTTATTATTCAGCAGACTCTTCTGCTGGGGCTGCTGGACGGATCTCTGCTAGATGAGCAGTAAACCACTCTGGAGCTTCCTTGTCCTCTGCGATGTAGTCAAATGGTGCTTCGCCGTTAACGTTGCCCTCTTCGTCCTTGCGAACAAAACGCTCTGCGTTAAGGTCAATCTCCCAAACACCTAAAGTATCTGTAAATGTTGATTCTAAAGTCATCTTTATCTCCTTTTATTCTAGGCTAAATATTATAGCCACGTATCTTCTTATTATACAGCAAGTATTGCTATACGTCTAGTGTTAAATAGCCTCTTCTGGCTTATCAAACTGCTCTGATTCTTCTGGTTTAACTGTTCCCTGCCCGATTTTCTTATGGGTACTATCACAAAATGGATAGTTCTTAGACATGTTGCAGTGGCACATTGCTGGCATTATAGGCTACCCTGGCTTTCTACAACAAAACCATCTTCTCTATCAAATAAGACATAGTCCATTGAAACAATATCAAATGTTTCTTGAATTAGTCTTGTAACCTTTTCCAACTCTAGCTTACCACATGTGTATAAATCAAACTGTAGCAGTCCTGGGTTTACTTGATCCCATATATGAAATGCTATATGGCTTGTTTCAATCATAACTATTCCTGTTAACCCAGAGTTTCCCTCTGCGTCATTATCTACAAACTTAGCAAACGGACCCTTGATAATTTTCATATCAATTTTTTCTACAAGATTACGCAGGAATGCAATACCTTGCTCTTCTGTTCTAATTGGGGTGTTAACCTTAGCGTTTACTAGTAAATGCTTGTGATATATCACACGTCTTCCTTATCTATTTCTTCTACAAGATCAAATTCTTTAATCTTGGGAGACATCTTAGTACACCTCAAGCATACGTTATAGGCCCTTTGTGTGTACGGGCAAGTACCTGCAAAGGATAGGTCATGACCCTTAAAAAGGCATACGATTTTTTCGACTAAGTTTATCATGTATTTATTATATAATTTATAGAAGTCCTTGTCAACCATAATAATAAACATTTTTTAGTTAATTGCATTGAGTTTACCAGGAATGTATAATAAGTTCATTATGAAAAATATGAACCCTTTACAATGGATTGTTTTAATCGGTGCTGCCGCCTCTGCGATTGGGTACTTATTTTCTAAGTTTGTAAAGCTTTTTGGTACATGGTTTAAGTTTATTGATGACTGGTACGGAAGCGATGATAAACCTGGAATTACTCAAAGATTAAACGACGGACAAGAGCACTTTGAAAAAATAGACGCTGAGCTTGCAATTATTAAAGCTGAGTTATTTAATAACGGTGGATCTTCATTACGTGATTCAATTGATAGAATTGAACGTGCCGTTACTGATAAGTCTAAATAATTATACTAGCCTCTGATACATCAACTGCATCATCTATTGTTCTTCCATTATGTTCTGTTGAACAGTTACCACAATTTTTACACATGTTTATCCTTAAATAAATACAGCCCTATTTCTAGGGCTGTATTTTTTATATAGTTATACTTTCTTTCTACCAAACTTTTTAGGCGGTTTAGGAACTAAAGATGTTTCCCTGCGTATGCCATGTTTGTTTGTATCTATCTTTAAACCTTGTCTTGGTTGTTTTCTAGTAGCTTCTCTACTAGTTACAGCACCTGAAGGTGATCCTGCATTTGGTGGTGGCGTCATGCCCGTACCGTTATCTGACATTATTTTATAGCACCCTTCGGGCTGAAACTTCCATTCCAATAGCTCTTTGTGATATTGGAATCAGTATCAATAGCTTTTGCCATTGAATCTTCTTCTTCAAGAGGTAGCGGTTGTATTAATGTACAAAGCTTCAGAGGCTTACCGATTAGCCATTGAGTTTCTTCCCACAATCCGCTCTCTTCTTCTTGTTCGAATTTTCTTATTAGAATTGCTGGCTCATCTTCTGATGCTTCAATAGCATACTCTGAACCAGGTATTCCAAACAATCCTTCGACCATAACGTATTCGATACGACCAACTAAAACATCTTCTTCGTCTCCAGTAAGAACAAAATTACCTTCTCTTAAAGAAGCCTTTTGAAGTGGGCCAATCTTGTCAAAACCCTTGATCATTAGTTTCCTGATCTATCCTGCGTTGAAGTATCTTCTATTACAACTGAAGCAATACCTGTTTCGCTTCCGATAGACTCGCAGCCACATTCAATGCACATGGTTTACTTTGGGCCCTGTGCTGCAGATTGGTTTGATACGTCTGTTGATGGGAATGCTGACTTTGGATCAGCAGCATACTGCTCTCCCAAGTTGTTTGTTCCTGCTGGCTTACGATTTGCTGTGAAGCCGTCTAAATTTAATCCGTCTGTCATTTTATTTCTCCTATAGGTTTGTTATTTAGATGGGTCTAGAATTCCATCTATAACCCTATTATAGCATTTAGTTGATTAAGACCTGTAATGCTCATGCCAGCATTCATCACAAATGTCTATGATCCCGCCCTCTGGCTTTGCGGCAATTCTATTAGCCTTTTTGCCACATTTATTCCATTCGCATATATCGCTAAACATTACTTTGATGTTCCTCTGGCCTTTTGGCCACGGTACCCTGTCTTCTTCTTGTTCATTGATCCAGGCTTCTTAAAGCCAGCACCATTTGGAGTTGAAGCAATTCTTTGCTCCAATGCTCTTTTAATCTTATCGTTATGCTTTCCCATTACTTAACCTTACCACCAAATTTAGCCCATACTCTTTCGTGTAAAAAGTATCCAAGAGCTTCCCAGCCGATATAAATAAGTGCACCTAAGCTAGCATACTCCCATTCACCAGTAAATAAATAAATTACTCCAGCAACTCCTACTAGGTGAAAAGTTTCCCAGCTTGTTGTTTTCAGTAAAGTCTTTTTAGTTGAATCTGTCATATTCTTTTATTATCTCCTTTATGTTATTTAAACTATCTGCAGTACTTTGTGTTTCATTAATTGGAAATTGATCCAAGATAGAGTTTGTATCCAGTGTATAATTATTTGAATCTCCATAGAAAGAAATAATATTACATCTTGTACCACCAGTTACTTCTAGCACTTCATGAGGAACTTCTATATTGCCTTCAAAGAATATAAATGTTCCAGCTTTAGGCTTAAATTTAAGATCCTGCTTAGGGAAATACAATTCCCCACCCTGATAGTTATCTGTTAGATAAAGAAGTCCAGATCTATCGTACATGTTATATGGCCTTGGCTTTAATTGTCCATCAAAATTTTCATACCAGTTGTCCATATGAAGAGTATTTTTACCGCCAGTAAGCATTTTACTCCAAAACATACTCTTTAAGTAATAAGGGTTATCATAATGGTCTGATATTGTTCTACATGTTCTTTCTATTATACCCGCCATAATATCAACGCCTATGTTGTAATCAGGAACGTTTGAATAATCTAAAAAGTTTTGGCCATCTGAGGCGCCTTTAATGTTATTACCTTTTGAATATGATGGTCCGCCAAATATACCTTTTCTTTCTGTTTCTACAACCCTAGACTCAAAACAGTTAGCCAAAAAGTTACAAGTATCTTTACTTATATAATTTTCTATTACAAATATCTTGTCATACAATGTTCTAATCAATTGTTAGTTATCCTTTTTACTAATATAGCTAATTATATATCTCAATGTAGTGTCTGGATTCCATGTAGATGGTATTGTTAATGCCAAAAGGCTTTGGACTATCTTTTCACGAACTTGATCTTCAATGTTTTGGGCTTCTTGATTCATTTTATTCTTTCTGTTGAAGTTAAAGATTGAGGACAATATAAGTATATACTGCCCTCAATCTTTAATGTAAGCATTACTTCTTTAGCTTAACCTTAGCCTTTGGATTCTTTGCGTTCCACTTCTTTGCTAGAGCATTATACTCTGCAATGTAAGTAGCCTTAGCAAGATCCGCTGCTGCCTTATCGGTTGCAAGCTTTGCTGATGCGTCTGCAAGGGCCTTATCTGAGGCAACCTTATCTGCTGCACGTCCAGCCTTTTCTGCTGCAAGAGCAGCATTTGCTACTGCAAGAGCAGCATTTGTTGCTGCAAGTTCTCCTGCAAGATCACGAACAGCTACTGTTGCAACTACAGAGCCTACAGGTGTTGCAAGTCCTGTTACGGCTGATGCTACTGTTGCATATGCTGTAACTACAACCTGGCCTGAAGCAGGAAGTGTAACTGTCTGCTCCTTAGTTCCAAGTGTTGCTACTGCTGTGTCTGTTGTAAGAGCTGTGACAACTGCTGCGCCATTTGAGCTTACAAGAGTATTAATTGTTGATCCACCCTTTAGGTTTCCAAATACATCGTATCCTGCTACCTTAAGTGTTGCAACTGTTCCTGCTGCTCCAGATGCTGGTGCTGTAATTGCGATTGAGTTTAGGGCACCTGCTGTACCTTGTACATAATAAACTGTTGTAGTTCCAGCACGAGTAATCGCAACTGTTCCTACTGCTGTAGACTTAGTATATACAAAAAAGTCTGCTGAATTTCCAGTTCCTGTTGAAACTGAAAGTGTTGATGAACCGCTTGATGCAGTTACTGGTGCTGATGCTGTTGCTAGAGCAGGAACAATTGTTGCATTTGTTGCAACTGCTGTTACTACTGTTCCAGTGTCTACTGATGTTACAGCAATCTTCAATGCATCTGCTGCATCGATACTGTTATCTGCTGGTACTGGTAGTGATACAGGAGTTCCTACTACTGTTCCACCTACTGCTGCAGATCCCGCCACCGTTAGGGTAACAGTTCCAGCGTTAGCGTTAGCTGCTGGCGATACAAGCATTGTGCTAGTCAGGGCTGCAGCGATGATTAGCGATACTTTCTTAAATGAGTTCATTTAATTCATTTCTCCTTATTTATTCTGCCTCTTATGCGAGCACAGAAACTTAGTTTAGCATATTTACTTTAACTTGGAAAGAGCACGGATCTCCGCCCTCATCCCATTCTTGCGCCTCTTCTTCTGAAAGAGGTGGACCGTCATGAGTATTACAGAATACATCTGATACCCATCCACGATCAAAGCCATTTTTTAACCATATCTCAAACTCTAAATGATCTGAGTCTAGGTTTTCTAAATCCATTCTTCAAGCTCCTTTAGCATAGCATGCTTTGGCTTTGCTCCAATTATGGTTTTTACTGGCTTACCGTCTTTAAATAATATCATATTTGGTATAGAGACAACTGAATATTCAGATGTTTTTACAGGATTCTCATCAATATTTAACTTACCAACGAGTAGCCCAGTCTCTTTAGATATTTCATCTAGAATTGGAGATATCTTTAAACACGGTCCGCACCATTCAGCCCAAAAATCAACAAGGACTAAATCGTTAGACTTTAAAACTTCGTCTAATGTGTCGTCTGTAATCTTCATTTATCTTTTAGTTCCTCTGCTGCTTCATTAAATCTATTCATAAAGTTTTGAATAATAAATAAAGTAGTCTCGTGAGCATTTGTTGATAAAGCACTAAATGCATTATCATTTCTTTCTGCTTCTGGAAGTGCTGCTGACCATTTATTATATAGGTCTGTTGCTACATCTTCAATGATGCCTTCCATTACAGTTTGCTGTTTATCCATTTATTGCCCCATTCACATCAAACAAAATACCAGTAGGTATTCTTGAATTTTTGGTTGCCTTTCCAGTTTTAAGAATTAAATTATATGTTTCTTGATAACTGAGATTTGGCTTAGCAGACTTTAGCTTAATCCAATTTGCTGCTGCAGTTTGAACAGAGATAGAGGTTCCAGCACCATTAATCATTGATCCACCAGGAACCATTACTTTAGCATTGCCTAGAGAGAAAAAGTCTGTCAAAGACTTATCGTGATTTGTATATAGGTTGATGGACCCCATTTGGTCTGTTGATCCAACCGCAACTGCTGATGGGATACATGCTGGCCAATTAATCTTATTATAATTTCTATCATTTCCATTAGGGAAGAAAGAAGGTACACCAGCAGCAACAAGGGCATCAACTGCTGAAGTTACTGTAGGAATCTTTACGCAATAATCTGTTGCAGAAGTGTTTCTTGACATAGACCCTTGCGCCATTGCAACTGCTTGAATATTATACTTATCTTTATTTGCCAGTACCCACTTTAATGCACCTTCAATTGTGCTATCTGGGACAATCTGTCGTCTTCCGTCTGAAGTATTACCGACAATTCTAACAAACACAATATTCATATTTGGATTAGTAGCCAATGCAATATAGGCCATCTGTGTTCCATGATCAAATCCATTTGTATTAATAAACTTAGGGTTTACAACAGCAGACCCAGGACCTTCTTGAAAACCAGAACCGTTTGGACATGTGCTCCAGCCAACAAAACAAACTTCGTGTACAATTTTGCCAGCAAAGAACGGCAAAGAGGTGTCTAGTCCAGTGTCTAGAATTGCCAATGAAGGCGTTGTGATAGTAGTATTCTTAACTGAAGTCTTAGAAGCTTCAGCAGATTGAGGTACTGCAATTAGTAAGGCTGCAATCAGCGCTATAGTTTTTGTATTCATTTCTTTATTCTACTAAATAGAATAATGGCTGTCAATAGCCTATTCTTTAGGTTTTGTATACCACTTGCCAGACTCTAGAGTAGTCTTTTCTAGACTACGAATGTCTATTAAAGTTAACAATGTTTCTGTAAGCAGGTCTAATTGTGCCTTTAAAGCGGATTGCTCTATCTCTAGAGCCCTTATTCTTTCAGTCTTTCTCATTCTTTAGGTTCTCTGTCTAATAACGTAGGTGCTGTTGCAATGCTACCACAGCCTGCACATTCCATATCTAAAAAGTATTGGGCAACCTCAAAATCTTGAAATATAACTCTAACATTCCATATATTAGATCCACATACGCATTCGTGTGTTGGGGTCCCTCTTAAATCCATAGCATCTTTGTAAAAATCATCAGGATCGTTATATCCTTCTTGAATAATATCGTCTTTATCTGCAATTAAAATTACATTCTTATCAAAGAACTCTCTGGCCGCCTTGAATCCGAAAAATCCAACTACTGCTGCAAGTAAGGTTGTTAACATCTTCATACCTCAATTATACACTAAACTTGAATATAAGTGTAGGGTGCTGCTACTGACATATTAAACTCTGTTGCAGCTTCTAATGCAGCCTTTAAACGTAAACGTGGATTCTTTTGATTTTTTGTAGCGTATAAAGCTCCCAATGCTATCATTCCGCCACTGCCTTCCGCCATATAGTTTACAACATTTTCTCCTACATGAAAGTCTTCATCTATAGTAAAGATTCTACCGCATACCCCTACTATAAAAATTCCACCAGTATCTTCTTCTGAGGAAGATCCGATGCTTCCGTATCCGTTGTCTTTAAATGCTTGCTTAACTGAATCAACAAACTTAGTTCTCATAAATTTATCTAAACCAGAATTTGTTTTTGTTGGTGTGTACTTTGGAGGAGTCCATGAGTATTGCAAAATTTGTCCCATGCGAAATGAATCTGTAAATGCAACTCCATATTGTCCAACTTTAAAAACCTTTGGTTCTTTTCTAGACAGAATCCATCCAGTTTTATCGTCTGAAGCAGCATGGTCGGAGGCCATATAGACAACTCCATTTTGGGCAATAGCAACTATACAGGTCATAATACTAGTATACTATTTATAAATTCAATGTCCAACATGCTTAAAGAATAAGCTCAGATGCTGTAATTTCGCTACCAACGTACTTTCTTTTTAGGATAAAGTCTCTTACGGACTCAGCCCCATTTTGTCTTCCAGACAAGATAATTACCCAGCGTGGCTCAAACTTAGAAGATATGCAGGTTTCGCACATCAGTAGGCTAATTGGCAAAAGGGAAGAAAACTTTACGCTTAGTTTATTCTTACTCTTATTGCATGAATAGCACAGGATCTTTTCCATTATTGTTCCTCTATTATATGTTCAAATACTAATTCATCCAATATGGCGAATTCATTATTTTCAATCAGTTCTTCGTACTCTACTTCGTCTTTTTTATATCTTACAATTGAAGCATACGCTCCCATTTTATCAATTGTTCCAGTAACACCTAAATTGTGTAAATAAACTATAATAACCGTATCATAGTATTCTTGCACTAGGAACACCTTCCAATTCACATCTTACCCCATATGACTCTATAATCTTTTTAATCTTAGATACATAATCAATTACCATTTCTTTTTTAGTTCCAGCAAATTGAACAAAATTATCTTCATATAGTCTTATAGCAAGAAAATCTGGGTACTGTGCTATGTCCATTTGTAAATTGTGAACTGGTTTTTTAATTGATCTTACAGCTTTAGACATTTCTGGGGTATAAAAAACAGGCTTATTTGGCTCACCAGTCCATTGATTGATTCCATACTTAAAGTGTTTATTTTCCATGCTTTGCCTTTAGTCTCTTCCAGACCTCTTTTGTTTTATGAGAGTTTCTGGCTTTATCTGTTGATCCAGAGTTTAAGTACACTCCACCCCAGATTCCGTGCTCGTTGTTTTCAGTACCAAACTCGTAGCATGTTTTAATAACGGGGCACCCAAGACAGGCCTCGTCTATATTTTTTGCTATATTTACATCTGCTTCGTACTTGTCATAGAACAAATTGGTGTCCATCCCACGACATAGCGCAAGATGGAACCATTGAAAGTCGTCTCTATCTATACCAAGTTCATTTAAAATATTTGACATACTTTTTTGACAGTTTCCAGACTCCTTGATCACTAACAGATATTTTATCTGCTAGGCCCCATGAATTGTTTCTGAAAAGTCCTTTGATGTTTGTAAAACCACTATTATTTTTATTCCAAATAATTAGGTCGTAGTTATCCCAGAAAGACTCTTGCTTGTCGCTTTTGTATTTTTTGATAAATACCTCAACACCCTTTTCGGTGAGATTAAGCACTCATTTTCCTATCACTCAGTCCGCCTGGTATAACTATTATACATTGTATTAATGAGGTTTGTCAACGATTATTTTTCAATAATTTTTACTATGCCAACCTTTTTAATCTCATCATCAATATTAAATATGTCTGATAAATATTCTTTAGCATCGTCCTCATTAAAGGCCTCTATTTCAATATCAACAGATAACTTAATTAAATAGGTTTTCATAATACTATTATAGCATTATTTCGCAGCTTTTTTATCGACTGCTGAAAACGCTGAATTAATTTCATCAATTGTTAGCTTGCCATCATCTAGGAAGCCACGAGCTAATTTCTCAACTACTGTTGCTACTCCTAATGTTCCAGCAAGAATGACAGCCTTGTATGTTTCAATTCCGACTACTGCTCCTGCTCCAATTACTGAAAGTCCTGATGCTGCAAATACAGCAACAATTCTCATAAATATATTGTTGATGCTTGCAATTGCTCCAGAACCTACTTGTACTGGCTCTTCAATATGTGCTTTTGCCATTTTTATTCCTCTCTATTTCTAATCGGACTTGTAATTATCCAAAGAGCAGTTGTTGCCATGATTCCATAACCAACAATAGTCTTTGCACTTCCGTCTAGAACTACCCAAGCAATAAACATACCGAGAAGCGTCCATGCTTGGTCTACCATATCCTTTAGGATATTCTTTATT